CTGTCGTTCTGTGTCCGGGCGAACCTGGCGCAGATCCCGATCCACGTCCACACCGGCGTCAAAACGACGCATTTCAAAGAGATCTGGTTGGGCGAGGCCGACCACTGGTTCCACTACGCGGCGCCCGCGGCGACGGATGAGGTGGCGGTGATCGTGCCGGTGCTGCGGCGGCCGCAGAACGCCGCACCGTTCATGCAGAGCCTGCGGGCATCAACCGGTCTCGCGCGCGTGTATGCGGTCGCCGACGAAGACGACCCGGACACGATTCAGGCGTGGCGGGACGCCGGCGCTGAGGTGATCGTCGACAACGTGCGCACCTTCCCGCGCAAGGTGAACCTCGGCTACCACAAGACGTCCGAGCCGTGGATCTTCGTCTGTGGGGATGACGTCAAGTTCTGGCCGGGTTGGCTGGACCACGCCCAGCACGCCGCCGACATGCTCGAGGCCGATGTGGTTGGCACCAACGATCTCGGCAGTGAGCGGTCGCTGCGCGGCGAACACTCCGGCCACATCCTGATCCGCCGCTCCTACATCGACCAGGTGGGGGCGTCGTGGGACGGGCCCGGGATCGTGTGCCACGAGGGCTACATGCACAAGGCGGATGAGGAGATCGCCGCCGCGGCGAAGGCCCGCGGCAAGTGGCAAATGGCTCTCGGTTCCCGGGTGGAGCATCGCCATCCGATGTGGGGCAAGGGCGACGACGACGAGGTGTACCGCCTCGGTGAGGCGTCCACGGAACGTGACCTGGCCCTGTTCCGGGAACGTCTGCAGCAGCACCTGCGGCGATGAACCGCGTTGACTTTCTCGCCGAGCTGCACCGGCGGCTCAACCCGCGCGGCTACCTGGAGATCGGCGTCGGGGACGGGGAAACCCTGCGGCTCGCATCGTGCCCGAGCCTCGGCATCGAACCCGACCTGCCGCACGATTTCCAACTGCCGCCGGGGGCGAGGATCGCCGACTTGCCGTCGGACGAGTTCTTCGCCTACGCCCCACCCAGGCTGATACCGCAGCCGCTGGACCTGGTGTTCTGCAACGGGTCGCACCAGTACGACGTGACGTTGCGGGAGTTGCGCAGCGTTGAACGGTTCGCCAACCCCCGCACCGTGGCGGTGGTGGACGGGGTGCTGCCCCGGTCGCTGGAGGACGCGACTCGCCGGCCGGAAACCCCAACGTGGGTGGGGGACGTGTGGCAGATCCATCCCATCCTGGCCGGGTCCCGACCCGACCTGCACCTGACCGTGGTGGATGTCCAACCGGCCGGGCTGCTGCTCATCCAAGGGTTGGACCCGATCCGGGCCGGCTGGCAGCAGATACCGGTGGTGCCGGATCTGGAGCAGGTGCGTGTGTGTGCTGTCGCGCCCGAGAAGGCGCTGGCCCAAGTCGAGGAGGGCCTGTGAGCAAGAAGAAGACGACTGAGCCGGTCGTCGAGATCGAAGAGCTGGTTGAGCCGGAGCCGGTGGTTGTGGATGGCCCCACCGTCGAGGCGGTGTTGCAGCAGCTGCGCCGGCTGCGCCCCGGCCCGGTCACCGTCACCACCACCCTGGCGGAGGCGCAGGAGACGGTGGTCGTGGAGGGTCACGCCTTCCACGGCACCAAGGCCGGGCTGTCGTGGCGGTTCGACCGTCGTAGCTTCGAGATGGCCTGCCGGGTTGCCGGGTGGCGGGTGCGGCGCGACGGTGAAAGGTGGCATCTGTCGTGACTTGCCCGTGTGGTGCGGTCCACGACCGGGATATCAACGCCGCACGCAACATCCTCGCCGCCGGGCGGGCGGAGAGGTTAAACGCCTGTGGAGGCGACGTAAGACCACCCTTTGGGGTGGCAGACGCCTGTGAAGCAGGAACCCACCGGAGCGCGGCGTGAGCCGCGCAGGAGGAATCCCCGGCGTTCACGCCGGGGAGGACGTCAAGGATGGCCGAGTACCTGGCTGCGCGAAGGGGGTGACGGGGTGGCGTTCCACGAGTACGGGTCGACCGTCACGCTGACTCTCGACGCTGACGAGCAGGCCACAGTGGCGATCCTCGTCACCGCCCCCAACGGCACCACCTCCACCCCCGCCCCGGCGTTCGCTGACGGGGTGTGGTCGGTGCAGGTGTTGGCGGACCAGTATGACCAGTGGCTGTACACGTGGACGGTTGACGGGGCTGCGGTCGACCAGGGCAGCTTCGTCGTCGGCGGGCCGTGGTATGCCACCGTCGCCGAGCTGCGCAAGACGATCAACCGNNGGCCGAACGACACCAGCGCCGACGAACTACTCGCNCTNGCNNTNACNGAGGCNAGCCGNAGTGTCGAGCAGTGGTGTGACGGGCGCAAGTTTTGGCTCGACGACACCCCATCCGTGAAGGTGTACCGGCCGTCGGAGGTCGGGTTCGCCGGGCCCGGGGTGGTGTGGGCGACCGAGCACGGCTGGCGGCTGTGGGTGCACGACATCGGCGCGGCCGGGTACACGGTTGAGACGTCCAGCGACGGCACAACCTGGACCACCCTCACGGAGGGTGTGGACTTCGAGACCTACCCGGACAACGCGCTGTCCCTGGGCCGGGCGATCGAAGCGCTCGTCTCCACCTCCGGGTGGCCGGCGCGGGTTCGGGTGACCGCCCGGTGGGGTTGGCCGGCGGTTCCCGCCGCCGTGTCGGGCGCGACCCGCATCCAAGCCCGCCGGCTCTACAGCCGCAAGGACTCACCGGAGGGCATCGCCGGGTCGTCCGAGTGGGGNCTGATTCGGGTGCCGAACTTGGACCCGGATGTGCGGGCGCTGCTGCGCGAGTTCCACACCGAAGCGATGATCGCGTAGGTAGATATGGATATCGAACTNATCCACCGGCGGATGGCTGAGGCGGTCAACGGGGCCCAGCTGAAGGGCAACAACCTGCAGGTCACCGCCACCCCGTACATCCCCAGACACTTCGAACCGCCCCACTTCTACATGTTCAACTGGCGGATCCGGTACGACCGCACGTTCAGCCCGAACCGCCAGAACATGCACGAGTTCACCACCACCTGGCATCTGGCGTTGGCGTTCGCCGACGACGAGGCGGCCGAGCAGGAAGCCAGCGCCCTGTCCGGGTCGGGTGAGCAGACCATCCGGGACGTCATCTTGGACGCCCGCGGCGCACCCGGTGAGTATGCACTGGGTGGGGCGGCGGACGACATCCGCCCGGTCACCGCATCAGGACCCAACGAAATCAACGTCGGCGACGTGCATCTGCTGGTCGTCGAGTTCGTGTTCGACGTCATCGGCCACTAGGAGGCTTGTCGTGAAAGAGGTGTGGCTGAACGCGGCCTACTTCGTCGGCGCGGTCGACCTGACCAGCCAGACGAGCCGGATCGAGGCCGAATTCTCCGTGGCCGAGATCGAGTGCACCACCTTCGGCTCCGGCGGCGCCGAGGAGCTGGTGGGTGGCCTCGAGAGTGCGAACATCACCGCCTCCGGGTATGTGGACTACGGCGGCACCTACGACGTCAACCGGGAGATGTACGCCAACCGGCGGGTGCTGCTGCCCCACACCATCGGCCCCTCCAATGCCGGCGCCGCCGTCGGGGCGGTGGCGTATGTGGTGAAGCCGCTCACCACCTCGGTGAAGGTGCTGGGCCAGGTGGGTCAGGTGCTGCCGTGGGAGGTGCAGGCCCGCGGCTCATCCCGCGCCGGTGCCGGCGCGTTCCTCGTCTCCCCGAGTTCTGCGCTGTCCACCAGCGACGACGGCACCCCGGTGGAGATCGGCGCCATCGGCGCCGGTCGGGCCGCGCTGGCCACGCTGCACGTGCTCGAGGTCACCGGCTCCGCCACCCTCGACGTGGTGATCGAGTCGGACGCCACCGGCGACTTCAACGGCTCCGAAACCCAGCAGATCACCTTCCCCCAGATGTCCGGTGTCGGCTCCCAGTTCAAGTCGATCGCGGGGCCGATCACCGACACCTACTGGCGTGCCACGTGGACGATCGGCGGTACTGGCACGGTCACCGCCGTCGTCGCGCTCGGCATCTCACTGTTCGCCGTCTGACAACTCGCTCTCTCCCGTCCAGAGCACCCGTTGGAACCCCGCCCGGTCGCGTCCGCGCCCGGGCTTTCGTGTATTGCCCGGGAGGGAACACATGCCGAAGCAGGTACTGCTTGACGCTGTCGTCGAGATCGCAGGCCAGGACCTGACCAACTACGTCAGCCAGGTGGAGCTCGAGTACAGCTACGCCGAGGTGGACGCCACCACCTACGGGTCTGGTGGCGCCGAGGAGCTGATCGGTGGGCTCGAATCCGGGTCGGTGACGTTCACGTTCCGCAACGACTACGCGCCCGGGGCTCTCGACGAGATCATGCGCGGTCTCGTGTCCCGCACCCCGCACACGTTCGCCATCCGCCCGAACGCGGGGAACGTGTCGACCGCGAACCCCCAGTACAGCGGCAAGATCCTGATCAACTCGTGGCAGCCGATCGCCGGCAACGTCGGTGACCTCGCCGGCACCAGCCGCACCTACCGCAAGTCCGGCAAGCTCACGATCTCGA